TTCTCATCAGACTTTAGCCCAAGGAAATGGAGCGACTCGAAATAGTCCATCGCTCGAAAAATCTTATGCTCAATAACTAGGTCATCATTTGTGTAAGTGATGTTTCTGTCATCAGCCCAAGCCTTGAAGTTATCAACGCCGACGTAAGTGTTAGCGCCCGAAACCAGTGCGCCTGTCTCAACTACTAAAGTCATCGTAACCTCTCAAAGAAACGGGGGCCGAAGCCCCCAAGCAATTTAGCCTAGAAGGTGACCGATAAAGTCAGGCTTCCAAGTCTTAACGCCCCATGCGGCGGCAACTTCGATCATTGACTTGCGATAGCCACGATATACACGAACCTCAAACACGAGACCCGAGTGGTCATCTACTACAGTCAACGCGTCATCTGCCGCATCACCGCCTTCTGGAACCGCAGGAGCACGTACAGCAAGCTCCATTGCCGCTCTGTGCATTGCGATGTTGAAGACAGAACCGCCAGAAGCGTAGACGTTGCCAGACTCACGCAAAGCCATGCCCTGTAAGTCGAGCAAGACGCCCTGACGCAGAAGGTCAGAACCGCCAGCAGTGTTAACTGACTGAAGGTTTGCGAGGTTACGCAGGTTTGCGCCAGCCGCAGTGTCGATGATCAGAGAGACCTGACCGTCATTTGGTGGCATACCGTTATCAACTAACTCCTTACGGATATCAGCGATGAGGTCAAAGTTGGACGCGAATGGCGTAGTGCCACCAGTGCCAACAGTGCCCGCAGGTGTTGCTGTACCAGCCGCTTCACCAAGGTCTGCTTCCATCTCGTTGCAGAGAGTGCGCATAGCTTGCTTGATCTGGTCGCCGTAAACAGTGTCGAAACCGATACCGTTATTGAGGTGACGCATATCTTCCCCAGTGTAGGGGATTTGAACAGCACGGCTATTGTTGATAGTCAGTGTTGCGCTATCGACTGTCTGATCAGTGCCCTCGGGGATGGTCATCGCCTCGGTTACGTCAACAGCAGTTGCGGCACGAGTGAATGAAGCACGAACTACGTCGCCCTTAGCCACACGCTCAGAACCATTAGCGTTGATAGTAGATGCGGGGATAAAGCCAACCAGCTCACGCCCCACGACGTCTGCGGCTTTATAGATATCTGCCGCCAAGTTTGTAAGTACATTAGCCATTGTTGGCCTCCTTAATCATCAAAAAGTTGACCGCCTGACTTAATGAACTGTGCGCGTTGCGACTGGTTCATTGCCTCAAAGTCGGCCCGTGATAACTCTTTTCCCCGCTCTTCGGCCCTGCCTTCTGAGCGAGCGGCACCGCCGCCGACAGCTTGACTCCCATCAACAAGAAACGGATATTGTTGCTTGATGGTGTTTGTCAGATCATCGAGAGTAGAAACAGTCAGTTGACCGTTATCCATAACTCGAAGCTCACCGTCTACAATGTTAAGCCTCTGGCTTATTTGTTGCTGTAACAAAGACGCCCTCTGGGTATCTTTTGTTAAGCTAGCCGCTATCTTACCAGATTCGGCTAAAATTTGCTGTTGTGTGTATTGCGCGTTCATCTCTTCAATTTTCTTACGGAGAGATTCGGACTCCGACTTCTGTGACTCAAACAACTGCTGGTAGTCATTCTCTTTCTTAGCCTTATCCTCAGCCTCTAGCTTGGCCATCTGCATAGCCTCCTCAGCCTCGCGCTGTTTGGCTTTCTTCTCAGCTAACAGCTCATCATTCTTACGCTTGAGTGCGGCTGTACGCTCCTCTATGAGTTGCTCTGCTCGCTGTGCGGCAAGCGCCTCAATAGCGGCCTGCTGATCGTTGTTTGTTTCTACTGCTGTTTCGGTTTCCATGCGTCACCTCTGGTTTGCAAGTTGTGGCTCTGCCACGTTATGCCCAATCGGGCGTTAAACAAATTGCATCAGCTCCGGTGGTGTAATGGCTACTAAAGCCTCTACCAACGCGCCGAACTGATAATCCTGTAAATATGGCTCCAGATCATAAAACCTGTTTATGTCCTCTTCTGTCAGACTGCTTTTCTGCAATATCTCTTTAGCGATGTCTTTAGCTTCGTCTTCTGTCATATCACATCCCGAATGTTGAACCGCGTGTATTGGAGCTTAATGCGGTCTTCATTATCTGATCAAAATATTCTGCCACCTGTGGGCTCCTACGAGCCAAACCAGCGCGATCAATAACCCATGCAACGAACAATTCCGCATGGGATTCCGCGTCGTTGTAGGCTCCGTACTCAGTCAGTCTTGCTGATTTGAGAGAATCAGGAAATTTAGGAGCGCCAGCATAATAATGAACCTGATGCCCTAACTCATGGAGCATCGTAATTGACATTTCGCCAGCCTCATCCTTGTAATCCCGACCAATCACATGGCTGAATGACCATTCTTGCTTTGAATCAGTGTTTCCCACTATAGAGGATACAGACTTTTTTATCCTATCCGCTATATCTTGGGGTTTAGAGAATTTGGCTTTTGACTTCTCTTTAAGCACGACATGGCGATAAGCCGAGCTAGTGAAGCCGTTGCAATTCCTTGGCTTTCTCACGGTATACGCCATTACGCCCAAGTAAGAAGCTCCATAACGTGACTTGCCGAACATCTCCACAATGCGCTCTTCAGGGTTGGGGTCATCTAAGAGGTATGCGCCAACGTCACCACTGATCGCTCTTGCTGACTTGGATTTTCTGCTCATCTGAGTGGACTTCAACACTAACGACTTGATGCCTTTGCTCTGTGTAAATTCCTGCAACAATGCCATTTCTTCGGTGTTGATCTCATTAAATACAGAATTAAATCCAGACCTGTAATCCTTCGTGCCTGTTGTAAATACGGACGGAAGGACGTTGTCAGTCATTACTGGTACTCTACGAGGCGCAACGGGTATAGGTATTTCTTGCTGTAACCCCGACAGAAGCGCGTCCTGACCTGATAGCTGTTCCAAGGTGAGCATGTTGCCTCGATTATCAACGAAGCGATCGAGGGTTAAGCCATCCCTAAATAACTGCGCCCGTGACTTGCCCAAGACGCTGATCTGAAACGCCTTTGACTGCCTGCGTAACCAATCGTCATAGGTGAGGTTTGCTTTTACTGACTTAGCACCGCCACTACCCTTTGCTGGTCTTGTACCTACAATATCCGCGCCGATATCAAACTCAGGCTTAACAATGTACGTGATGGTACTCCGACAATTGAAGTGAGCCGGTGGCTTAGGGTCTTTGTCATAGTCCTTGTATATGGTGCCGTCTCTAGCCATACAGATCATGGATGTGCGGCTATCCAAGGTAGCTAACCACTTGTACCCGTCAAGCACGTCGTCATTCTCTTTCATGCTTTCTTTGCGGGCTTGCACTGCGACATGGTTAATAGCAGTACGCGCTACCGTGGCCGCTTTACGCTGTTGAGTAGGTATTAGACCGCGTATTTTGCTGGTGAGTTGCTGGGTCGTTTCACCAAGGGTAATGCTTTCACGTATCTGATCGACCACCAGATTAGCGCCTTGTCTGCCGTACTGATCGAGCATACCCCTAATGGTGTAACCCTGCGTTGGCTCTAAGCCCATGATATCCGCAAATATGGCTTGCTGTAGTTGTAACGGAGCGGGTCGATTGAAGTCCGTATCGAGGTGCTTTTGTCCTAATGAGGTGTTGAAGTCTGACTCGTAACCGGCAAAACGGCGCATCTCATCAAGGAACTCATCAGCGTAATCAGAGTTAGAGGCTCTAAGATACTGATATAAGTCTCTGGCCTTGTCTTGGTAACGCTCACGGCTCAATGTCGTTAGGTCATCGTCCTCAAGGCGGCTAATAACTGATAGGAGAGTGCGAGATACAAAGTCCTCTGCCTCACGCTCACGCCCTCTGGCATAGCGAAGCACAAAGATCTGGTGCCGCGTCAGAGCATCGGCGATATCATCCTCAGCACTCATAGGAAGGGTTTATTTCTTGCCTTTGCCCTTGTAGGTGCCTTTGCCCTTGGGCTTCTTTACCTTGATACCGCTTTTCTTCATGTCTTTGCGTGGCATAGCTATCTCACTTACGCTTGGTTTTGCTTGGATTCCATTTGACCTTGTTAGCCCACCACGCGGCGCTCATCTTGCCTTTTGCGATGTTCTTGGCATGGCGTGACTTGAATGCTTTGCGTTGCTCGGGCGTCATATTAGTCTTTGCGCCCTGCTCACCGAAGCGTATCAGCTTGGTCTTGTCGCCTTCCTTAGCCAATACCATGTGCGATTTGGTTGGGTGATTAGGCGTACGCTTGGGCTTATTGAAGCCCTCTAAGTTAAAGCGGTTTATTCTTGGGTCTTTCATTTCTTTGCTCGCTTCTTCTTGCGATGCTCTTGGATCTTCTTCCACTGCGCCGCATCAACTGTCCGCGCCTTTCCCCCAGTGAGAACAGAGTTGACGCGAGCCATCGCCCATTGGCTTGGTGAGACGTTAGGACGTCGACCACTAGTTACTGCCGCACCCATGCCTTTGAGGTAGATGGTCTTAAGTGCGCTGTAGGGCGCATTAGACTCTTTGGCCTTCTTCTTTAGGGCTTTCTCTGCTCTCTCATTTAGCTTTGCCAAAACGCCTCCTATAAGCCTTGGTGTAAGGGCTTTCGGGTGTCTTCTTCTTGGCCTTCTTGTCACCAGCCAACGGCCCTAGCTTGCGGCCTTTCTTTCGCATCTCATCAAGCTGTCTAAGGCGCTTCTGACGCTCTGCACCTGTGAGACCCGCCACATACTTAGCAGGAACCATGTAGCCTGCTGGTGTCTTTACTTTAGCCATCAGTCGATAGGGGGCAAATCCCCTAGCTCCTCTCGTACGTCGTCAAGCGATCGCTGGCCATCAATAATGCCGCCTGCCTTTAGGCGCTCGAAGATATCCTGATCACTGATAATCTGGCGATCCATTAGGGTGACCATAGACATAATCAGTTGAGGATCAATCGACTTGTCGTAGAACTCGCGGTTGATATCAATGGTGACGTCATCAGGTGAGCCCATATACTCAGCACACCAGCGCACACACTGCTCTAATGCCGCGCTCAGATTGCCAACGATGTCACCTAGTACAGAGTTTTCCGACGCGAAGCGTATACGTGCGCCCTCTGCGGTCTCGTTAGCACTGCGATCGGTAATTATCCGCGCACCGATGGCAACCATAGCCTGCTCTTTTGCCTGCATAGCAGTCATTACAAGCTGGTTAGCGGATGGCTGTAGTAGCGTTGCTGATCCTGTCTCACCTAGTACGTGACCAGATCGTGAGCCTAACTTGATGCCCTCTGGATTCATGTCATAGAAGTCATCAGCGTTCAGTGAATGGGTAATGAATAGGGTAGGCTGACCAGTGAGGAAGCATGACTCTTCATAGTCGGCTGAGTTGCGATAGTGCGCGATGTTCACGTCTGCAATGTCTGAGAGTGGCGCATCGTCAATCGTGGAGTCGTTGTTCTTTGACCCAACGAACACACAAGGAATCTGGCTCCATGTCATCCCGTCAGCTTTGCGGGGGTAGAACTCCTCAGTATATGGCTCATCATCACGGTAGATCTGCTGAGAGTAGCCGTCCTCACGCAATCGAAGAACACGGTACTGTGTATCCATGTCGTGCCCGAATTCATCATCAGTGGTGCGATAGTCTTCAGCCAGCACTACCATGACAAGCATCTTACGGCCTGCGATGGTTTCGGTCTTCCAATTAATTACCTGCTCACAGGTGTAGGGGATGATTGAAGCTCTGAGATCTAATCGAGCCACTTCCTCAGCCGTTAATCCCTCATCAGCCTGCGGATAGTCCACTAATAGAAGAGATCGACCGCACTCCAAAAGGTTGGATAACTCATCCTTAGCTAACTGCTCCATGCCAAGGCCGTCACCGGTAGCGTCTTCAATCAGATAATCAATACCGTCGGGAATCTCAATAGTCGGCGCTTTGCGGAAAGCCGCACCCACCAAAGCGTTCTTGGTTCTACCGGTAAAGTTAGTGAATAGGGCGCGCTTGAGGTACTGCCGATACCGGAGAGTCTCAGAGCCAATCCGGTCGTCATTGCTCTCTGCGTCGGGTACAGGAAGATAGAAGTGTCGCTTCTCTTTTACCGCTACGGAGCCACGAACAGCATCCCGTGTTTTTGTCCACACTGGCTTGTAAAGCTCATACTGCGGATGCGTGTTACTTACAGGCATGTCTTATACTCGCAAGGATAATGGTTAATTCTATCATATGGCGAAGCTGAACCGAACATTAGCCACAGGCTTAACAATTGGCATCTCGTACGCAATGACGTACGTGGTCGCATCATTCTGGTGATCGTTGCCGCTCGATTTGTCTGGCTCACCGTTCTTGTAGACCTGTTGCTCAAGGCAATCGGCAGTAGTTGGGCATCGCTTACTGTTGACTCTGACTCGCCCCTGCTCCAGTGCTGAGTTCATAGCAAGAATGCGATCCTTGACCAGTGGATTGCGCTTGTTAACCCTCACCCAAAAGCCCGCTTGCTCCAGCAGGGCGATATCCGACTTCGACGCATCAACGGTCTTTCTGCTCTTACCACTGGCATCTGGGTACATATAGATCGGGTGATCGGGATACTTGCTCTCAATGATTCGCACCATGTCCGGCGTATCGTACATATTGACCATCTCATCGACGGCATGCCACTCAGCTCCGCCTTTCCTTTGCACGTATACAGTTGCCGCCTGCTTGGTCACGTTGAAGTCACACCCGATGAATAACGGCTCACCGTCTCTGATGGTCTCCTCTGATTCACATGCCTCACGGTTGTAAGACGTATAGACAGTACCCGATGTGAGGTTAACAAAGCGCCCCTCAAGATAGGCGTCCAGAAGATGGGCAGGATATAGAGACTTGAGCGAGTCAACGTAATCAGTCGGCAAGTGAGGATTCGATCTCGTAGGTGCTTGAATGATCTCGTAGCCGTCTCGCTTGTTCTTCACCCATGTCTCATGCAC